ATAGAAAAATTGAGAGAGTGGGGCAATACTCAGGGTTTCACCCTGCCGCCCAAATTTACCCTATGGGAATCGCTTACACCTGAACCCTACTTGATCAATGATTTCCCTTATCCTTTCGGAGATAGTATGGACTCTCACCATACCCATTGATCGTTTTCGGCATAGGAACCACATATCTCTCAATATGGGTTGAATAAAAAGGAAGGGGCAATGCTAGACCACTTTGATTACCTCACACGCTTCCTACTGACACTTTGCCATTGGACTTATTGACCTTGCCAATACTCTTAACCGTCTGCCGACATTGATACCGTTAGCATATAGTATCAGATTAAGAGCGTGATGTTCGGGTGGAGTAACCTTCTCTTTTTAGTATTGGACTTACACCTCCTAACCAAAAATGGATGTATGGATGCCAAGTGATTGGGATAGGCAAGGTACTGGTTCCGAGATGTCTGATCTTAGAACCTTTTAGGGAACTTAAGATCTCAGGGATCGGCAACCTCGCTTGCCTATGTGATTATTATAGTGTGTTATTGGGGGGTCGGCAACCTAGCATGTGACAGTTGATTAATTGGCACATGGTCAGTAAGTTTACTCTTGGCATAAATCCATTTACCAATACAGCATCTACCTTCTCTTAATAGATCTCTACGGTCTTCCAGACTCAACCCATTAAGAATTGGTACATCATAGTTGTATGCCTTATCAATGTCATCTACACTAGAGAATATCTGTATGCTATGAGTATCGGATAGAATGTCTATCAAATTCTTTGTTATATTAATATCAACCCAATCATGTGTCTCTATAATAAAATCATGTGGGTATAATTGTTGAACTGTATCTCTTGTTATCAGTTCTACCTCATATCCCTCACAGTCAATAAAGATCAATCCCTTTCTACCTATATTAAGATTGACAAGTGTATTAGCATCACACCAATCACCGATCACTACATTATCCAAATTATTTAATTTTGCATTCTGTGAACATAAATTCTGAGCATCCTCATTAGTATCAAAAGCATAGACTGTTGCTTGTGGATTCTTCCATGCTAGTCCAGTAGCATAATATCCTTCTCCACATCCCACATCAACAATGCCTGTGTACTCTGTCTGTAAGATCTCATTCATTGCTGGTACTATCTCAGATTCATAAGTACCCAACAACTTAGGTTCATACCACGCACCTGCAGACCCTCTATTAACATATTTCATACCCTTAAATATGCCATGCGGTATGATATAATCTTTAGTTACCTTATCCATGACCTCTTGTTTAGTCTTTAATACAGGTTCATCACTAGGTTTGAATGGTGACTGATAATTCAACCAATCAAGATTATCTCTAGTAGGATGCATTCTGTACCACCCAATGCTAGTATATTCATCCATAACCATTTGAAAGTATTCCTCATACATTGGCATGATACGATCAACCGAGAATGTCTCACCCCAATTACGACAGTCTCTTGATTTAATTCTATCAATATTCTTAATAGACCAAACTATATGATCTAATGTTCTTGCTCTATATCCTGTAACACCATGTAAATTGTTCTCAACAAAAGCACCCCAATCTGTAGTGATAACAGGGGTTCCATGTAAAAAGTTCTCTATCAATACTCTGCCAAATGGTTCAGCATAAGTTGTTAGCATGAGACTTGCACTAGCATTTCTCATCAACTCACTTCTCTTTTCATGGTCAGCATATCCTACAATCTCTACATGGTCTGGTATGCTATCGTATGGTAACAACTTATCACCAATAATATCACCATAACCAGCGACTATAAGTTTCTTCCCTGCTAACTTAGTTGCTTCAATCGCTGGATATAAACCTTTACCTTCAAATACTCTTCCCAAATATAAAATATAATCATCTTTTGTCTCTTGATATTCATGTAATGAAGTGTCAAAATAACTTGGTATTACAGCGTCATACCAGTTATGAAGTCCACCCTTTTCACTATCATAACATGCTGCCTCAATACCAGCACACATGTGCATCATAGCATAAGATTCATATACTTTCCACTCTGCAAATGTTGTTTTAGGTTGATAACCAATACTAGGTTCAATAGCAATTAAATCAGGATTCTCTTGTGCTATTAATGACTGACAGTTACCAATGAATGATAGAAATATATCATTAGGTTTCTTATGTCTCTTGATTACCTCGGATGCTCTACTTGCTATTAAATTATTTGCTTCAACATTGGTATAATGTGTGTTAGTGTTATTATAATAATCCTCATTAGACCAAAAAGTATCCCAATCTTCCTTGAAGAAAATTGGAATACTTTCAGTACAGTCTACCGTACTTGTTTCATGTCCATAGTGAATGATTTCATGCCCTCGCTTTTTCATTTCACTACAAAAAAGCATCATCTTTGTAGTGAAAGCACATGGCAAGACTAATCCATTAGCGACTTGATGTGCTATGTCTACTACATGAAATCTCATACGCTAAAATGCCAATCTTCCTGGAAATTTTGCTGGAATGTCAAGTATCTCACCCTTAGTTCCACTTCCATACTGACCTATATCATAGCAAGTCCACTCACCATTGTCAAATAGGTAAGCATACTCACCATCAGTTCTCTCTGTTTGGTCAAGATACTCTGTGATTGACTCAGAGATCTTTGGTGGGCAGTCCTCACCTCTCTCTGAGTAGTATGTGGGGGCAGTTACCTCTCTCTTAACTTCATCACGATTAAGATAATTGTAATCCCATCCATACTCAGAATCACAAGAGGACATATCTCCTCCATCAATTAACTCTTCAACCTTCTCTCTTGTGTTAAACTTCTTCTCAAGTGTAACGCCTAACCACTCAGGATAACCATCCCAATGATGATATACTGAAATGATCTGTCCCTCAAGTTGTAGTCCTATGCGTGAGCGAGTTCCCATTTTAAGAAAAGATGTGTGAATGTGTGTTGAGAACAGAGGGGTCTGTGCATTACCCTTTCGGTCATATCTCTGCTTCTTGTCGTTGAAACGGATTACGTCAGACGGTTGAGCATTGCTCTTACTGCCACGTTTCAATCGGTGTCAGAGTAGAAAGGAACCTCTTGTTCTCATGTGCTTAGTATAGTGCGTTTATTAGTGGGTTGTCATCTGATTGTGCCACTTTTGGAACTGCACACCTATCGGTTGCTATTTTAGTATAGTCTTCACTAAGATCAATACCAACAAACTCTCTGTTGTTTTGGATAGCAGCAACACCTGTAGTTCCACTACCACAGAAGGGATCTAAGACTTTTGATCCTTCTGGAGAATAGATCTTAATCAGATATGCCATTAGATCAACAGGTTTAACAGTTGGATGATTATTCCCATCACCCTTTTCTTTTCGGGTTGCTCTAGGGGCATAGAAATACTTCTGGTGTTCACTCTGTACCTCACCAACTATATTTGATGGGTATCTACCATTAGGATTAGCATCAACAGTACCAAACTCTTTCTGTGTGCCTGTAGTCTTGCCTTCTCTACCAAATGTTCTACGTTTAGCACCATCCTTTACCCATCCTGTAGGGGGTTTTTTATCCCAAGGAACTCTAGCAATTTCAATGTCAATTAAACCACACCCCCACTTCTCAAAGTTACTCTTTAGTGATCCCATGTATGGTTTCTGAGCAACAACTATCGGTTCATGTGCAGGTTTCAATCTATTATGTTTTGGCATCTTAGTTGTAGTCATCCACATAATCTGATCCTTAATCATAAAACCAACGTCTTCCACATTGACTGCCATCCTATGATACAATTCAGGACTACAAAATGATAAACAAAAACCGCCAGGTTTTAGTGTACGATAGACTTCTCGCCATATATCAACTGTTGGAACTGAATGATCCCAATCATCCATCCCCATGCCGTATGGTGGATCAGTTATACATGAATCAAAGAAGTTCTCCCCAAAAGTGGAGAGAACCTCTTGACAATTACCAGTTATTATTTGAAACATTTAATGAAATTTCATAGGATCTTCTCTCTTAGAAGCGTTGTTAATTTGATATACCCAATTTATCTTAGGAAGTTTTAATCTATCCTTGTTCTCAGCAACATCACAACAGAAATTTATAAACTGTTGAAACTCTAATTGATTATCTCTTCTTAGTTTACCTATGTTACCTAATGTTGGTTGTACATCAGTTCCTTTTCTTGTTGTAATAGCACCAAACATTTCAACATCATATTCCATATTTTCCTCATCGGAAAGTTGCCACTCTAATAAACTATACCATGCTCTAATATCAGTCTTATTGCTACCTAAAACATGTACATCACGATATACCTTAGCATCATGGTCTGTTGTTGCATCCAGATTCATCTGATTCCTAACATGATTTTTGATTTCACCCATACTCCAATGACGAATATCAGTTGGAATACCAGATTCTTCTAATATATCTTCAGCAAGACCAACTCTATCATGCTTTTCAACTTCATAATAATACTCTCTTAGATATTTTTCCACAATCTCTTTTTCTTTATCCTTCTCCAATTTTAATCTACCTTGCTTTATCCAAAATTGAACTGCCTTAATACAATCTCTTCTGGTAGTAAAATTTCTCTGTACCTCATCACCTTCATTGTTAGCGGTACTTGAAAACTTAATAAGAAAATCTTCGTGATCCGCAGTAATGACTGAACATGGTAAGTCACCCTTTCCATCTTGAGTCCAGTAACGATGCAACCCATCTCTAAGTACATAGTATTTCATTTTACCATCATCACCCTTAATAGGTGTCTCTAACTTAGACACTGCAGGTTGTGGTAGTCTATAGTTCCACCCCTTTGCTGGTTGACCATCAATAGGTTGAAATGCTCTATCAATATTAGCAACCGTATGAAGAAACATTTCATCATCAGTTCTTGCCTGTTTATATTTCTCTAATTCTGGATATTTTTCGCACATACGACATACCATCCTATGCTCAAGAATCTGATCTTTTGGAATGACTGCCCACTCAACAAATATGATACCATCACCAACAGGTCGTGGACTTAGTGATTCTAATTGAACAAGTTTAAAGTCATATTCAACATTAACATTTGTCTTTTTGTAATCAGCATTAAAAGAATTGTTAATTGCTTTAAAGTCAGATTGTGTCATTGAGAGTTACCAAGAATAATTTAATACGTTGTTTTCACAACGCTGACGATCTTTATGTGTGAAGTAGTCTTTCTTACCCACACCAGTTTGAGTGTACATGTTTCTAATGTAGAAGTCAAAACCTCTTTCATCAGATTGCCACTCATCATCCATTTGATATACTTTCAAGATGGAATTGAGTTCGGTAATTAAACCGTAATAGAGTTCTCTCTTTGTGTCTGATACAATATCATCCGCAAAGTAGACAGTAGTTTCATTGTACTTCTTACTACTAAAGATGTAAACTACACCTTTCTTTGGTAGTCCACCATTATAGGTGGGGAAAGTACCCTTTGATGACTTACATTCTATATCAACAGTCTTACCATTGTCAAGTGTCACCCTAAAGTCAGGACTTGATTGTATGCCATTTGGTTGAGCAATATAATCAAATCCATGCTTCTTAAGAAGTTCCTCTACCTGTAATTCATGTAAAGGATTATCCTGTGAGTTAGACTTGTATGGAAGTTGTAATGCTTCTTGGAAGAACTGTTTCATGTACCTATTATAGTAGGTTGATTAGTTAATGTCTGTCACTAATGTTCCAGTATCCAAAGTGTCTACTTGGAACCTCTTCCTTTGATTCAGCAACTTCTTTTGCAACCATGCGTTTACAAAAGTCTTCCATGTTTGGAGAACACAGATAACCGTCACCTTTGATGAGAGTTTTGTTTTTCATATTTCCAGTATAAAAGGGTTGCCGTAATTTGGCAACCCTTTAGGTCAGTTATTTAATTGTCACACCACCTGTAGTTAGATGATCTTAATCATCATATACTAAGCACTCAGGTTCATCTGGATGTGTATCGCAGAATAACTCTAAGCAATTAGGATCGTGATGATCTCCTGCATTTATTTCTTCCTTATGATGTTCCACATACTCTTCTAACTCATGTAGTTCATCTTTGTAATGCCTTCTAGCAGCAGCATTAACTGTAGGATCGTCTATCAACTCTTTATCGTGTTGAATGTGATCTTCTATTGATTTCATAATAAGTACCTATACTTACACTAATATTTATGTTAAGGACTGTTGCTTAACGCTTTCTTTTGTTTTGAAATTATTATCTAAATCATAAAATAGTTTATGATTCTCGGTGGTAACGTAGTGTCCCTTAATCTCGTTACCATCACAATGCCAACCATAGTTTACAAGTTTCTCGTTGACACCATCTATGTTAAACTTCTTTTCTGATTGTAGATACGACAGGTATCTCTCGTCTAAGTTTACATACATGGTTCTCCTCTTTTGATTGTGTTGGTATTATAACATAACTACTTATAAAATCTAGTTATGCTTAACCTTTACTTAAGAATCTCGATCATCTTTAAAATAATTTCCAAAGAAACCACTATCACCATCTTGACGTTCACTCAATTTCTCGATCAACTCAGTTGCATCGATAAGATTATCTATATCAGCAAGCATATTGGCAATGTGCTTACTGATGTATGTTTTCTCATTTCTAGCAGAAAAAGCTAGAGCATTTCTTAAATGATTCTGTGCTTCTCGTAGAGATTCTTCTACCTGTCTAGTTAATGCCATCAAAGTTCCTCCTCACAATGCTTTTCTACGATCTCTTGAATGACTTCGCTGAAAGCATTACGCAATTCATACTCGACATCATTCTTATCTTTCTTTAATCTAGTTACCGTAATTGGTGGTAATGTAAGAGTTGCGGTTATATCCCACAATCCTAGTTCTTTGTTCTTAGTAGTGTTGATTTCTAACATTAGTTTCTGTTGTCTCCAGCGAGTTCATCTATTTTAGCACAAACATAAGGATTGTTGTAGTCGGGTGTCTCCTCCTCTTTATCCTTTGGCCACCAAATACCATCACCAGTCATTTCATAACCAGCATCAATCATTTCTTGATATGACATAGGATTCTCTTCATTGTTTCTTTCATTCTCAATGAAATTAGGATCTTCTATCCTTCTCCAAGACTCAGATGCTTCGGCAAATGATTTTTCAGGTAATTCAGTATAGTCTGGCCAATCAGTTAGAGTGGAATCTAACTCCTTTTCATGTAAACTAATTACCTTATCCTTATGATGAGTTCCATGAACAAGTCTCAATGCTTCATTAGCAGTTCTAACACATATTCTATGATATGTTAAAGTTCTTCTAAGTGATGTTCTAATTGCTTCATAAATCTCCTCTGGAGTACAATCAGATTGTACAGCATCTTCTACTGCATCCTCCAAATTAGTCAGAGAATAACTCTGGTCTGGATCTCTCATTCTGGTCGTGTTTGATTGCTTCTTGTACTATACCTTCAATCTCTTCAGTTGTCAAGTCGTTCATAAACATCCAGTTAGGATCTTTTTTATCCCACTCAACCTCAAATGAACCATCATCTCTCTTGGTAATCTTCAAACTGTCCTTCATCATGTTCTCCAAGTTTAATTCTTCTCTTCACTATTTTAGCATACCTGATCTCATCCTTACTATACCATTCAGGATGTTTCTTTGCCCTCTTCAATAATAGTTTTGCTGCCTTCTTGTCCTTCATCAATATTAAGATTCTTTAACATAGTATTTATGTCATTTATCTGGGAAGTAACATATAGCATCTCAGATTGTAGTCGGTCTATCCTATCATTGTTAGCATTATTTTGTGCCTTAAGATAGACTAATTCATCAGCAGACTCCTCATGCTCTTCCCACAATGGTTTATCTGCATCAACACGATATGGATATAACCAATCCTCTACTTCAGATACAATAACCCAAGCAAACTCTCTTATTTTAAATAATGGTTTCATTTATTTAATAATGGCATAATATCAAAGGCAACGGTTATTCTCAAATCATCGCCTGTGTGTTCTGTAGTAAAATGTGGAACATAATTAGGAAATAGTGTTATTTTACCTACTACGTTGTCGGGAGCATAAACTTTCTCAGAATGATGATAATCATATTTTATCATATCACTCATTATAAATTCTTCATCCCAATGTTCGTATGGATTTACATATACAGTTTTAGTATCTTCACAAGAAACTGTAAAATGTCCACTAAGATATGTTTTAGCACCATATCCATGAACATGTTTCTTAATTCTATCACCCTTTCGCATAATATTCATCCATCCACCAACTCTTATTCCATGATTAGGAACATTACCAGTACATGCTTGATAATACCAATTATGAAACTCAGCAATTTCATCCTTTAATTGATTAATTTGGGGATTATCCCACATAAGAACATTATAATATTCAGATCTAGCTGTTGTGCTATCTGCACCTAAGTATGTTCCATAAGCAGTCTCATTAAACTCTGATATGGATAATACTTCTTCCTCTTTAGATAATAGAAATTCTCTTAAAGCATCACAATCAATATCTGTTTGATGCTCACCAACACCAAACCCCCAATATGGGGCAAATGGAGTTTCTGGTTGTTCACTTTGAAACGGTACTATATTCATATCTTATCATTTTTTATCCAATTTTTTGTAACATCATCATATTTTATTAGTTGCTTACCACCAAATAAAGGAACATAATTATTATACCTTGGTTTTAATTCAAAGGCAAGAGTTATCCTTATATCATCTGATTTATGTTCTGTAGTAAAATGTGGAATATAGTTAGGAAATAGTGTTAATTTACCAGTAGTATTAGAAGAAACATACATTTGTTCTGCAGAAGTACCTTTATGATATGTTATTTCATCTACTTTATTATTTTTTACCTCTTTAAGTAATATATCTTCTTCCTTATGTTCAAATGGATGTACATACACAGTTTTAGTATTATTAGCACTAACACAAAAATGTCCACTAAGAAAAGAACTCGTAGAATATCCATGTAGATGTTTTTTAATCCTTTCACCCTTTCGCATAATATTCATCCAACATCCAATATTTAATCCATTAATAACTTCACTTACACCCAAATTCTGACCAGTATAGATCTCATAGTAACTAACATATAGTTTCCAGATTTCCATTCTTAACTTATCAATTTCTGAGTGATCCCAGTTAAACACATTGTATGTTTTAAATCTTGATGTAGTTGATTTTGACCCCAAACCTGTAGCACCATCATTATATTCATCCAATTTATTACTAAGAACCTCTTCTTCTTTTGATAGAAGAAACTCTTTTAACTTACTACAATCTACCGAAGTTTGCTGTTCTATTAAACCAAACTTCCACTCTGGTGCAAATGGATTCTGTGATTCTCCTTGAAATGGTATAAATCTAGGTTCTTTACCATTAAGCATCTGCGTCTTTTTCCCAGTATCTACCATTTTTATGCTCATTAATGTAATCTTTAATATCTACTGGTAAATCATAGTAGAAATATTGACGACCAGTTCTAGGTACGTCTGTCAACCAAGCACCCTCTGGATCTATTATTCCACTAGGTGATGATGTTCTAGTAGTTCCAATTACATCTTTCTGACCTTCCCAATTCCAATGAGTACAAGAATCAACACTTATTACACTCACCATAGCTCTATATGCTGTCATTCTCATCCAAGACTCATGCCACATATCAAATATGTCTCGAACATTTTGCGTCTTGTCTATATCCTGTGGTGTAAACTTATATCCATTTGTAGAATGTATTATTAAATCTATATTATTTCTATCTAACGCAATCTCCATTAATGCTGAACCTGGAGTAGTATCTTTACCAATATCTTGTGCTGCTCCCCACATATCATTACATATTAAACCAGCAGCAACAAATTTCTTACCATTTTCTTTTTCAAAATCTGGTATATAAAATGAATCTAGTGGCATTGATTGTCCAACAGTTGAAGGAACACACCCTGCGTCTGCAGGAACCAAATAAGTTTTATTGGTTATACCATATAACTCACCTGTTTTTAAATAATGTCTAATCTGATTTCTATTAACATATCCAATACTTTCATAGTTTTGAAAACAAGTTCCCAAAGAAAGTGATACACCAACTTCCTTTTGTTTATTTTCAACCTCTTGTAAAGCATTTTGAAGTTCTTCACTTGCTTCAGGTTCTTTCCAATGATGACCATAACCAGAAAGAGATCCTTCTGGAGTGACTAGAAGATCAACTTCATTCTCCTTTGCCCAATCAAGTGCTTTAAAAATCTCATACTTATTAAAAGCAATATTCTTATCAAATATTGGTATTTGAGCTCCTGCTATTCTTCTAGTTTTAGTCATTTCTATCTTTAGTGCTATAAATGATTTCTACTTTTTTCCACTCTCTTTTAGAATCATAACATGTTAATGTTGTCATCTCACCCTTCAATCCCTCAACACCCTTACTAATCAATGCTAACCATTGTTCTTCATTAAGATCTGGTAGATCGTCACAACCTGGACAATCATCATGCATTGATACATTACCTTGATTACTCATAAAACTCCTTTATTTTTTCTTGTTGTTCAACTTCACGCTCTTTAATTGCTAATAAAGTCTCATAAGGAATCCATGCTGGTTCCTCATCTTTAAACTGTACCTGAACCTCAGTTACATGTCTCTGTAAGTATCTAGAATAAGATTCTCTTACCATTTTTACTGGGCTAAATGGATTATTCATGTGTAATAGGGCATCCTCATACATTATACGGTTTCTCATTGTTTTACACAAATTATGTCAGTATTATATCACAAAATCTGGTTTTAAGTGCTTTTCCATATTATTAGATGAAAAATAGTTAAAGTTAATAACAATTCTGTTTTTGGAATTATCATTAAAAGGTACAGCACCATGTCTCTTATAACATGGGAAAGTAACAAGTCTATTTGCAATACTATCTACCTTCTTTTTACCGTCTTCAAATAATGTATATCCATTGTTAGTGTTTACATAATATATCGCTGTAGTCATTGTAGCACCTTTACCACACCCACCCTTATCTACAGGATCACAATAAGGTGAGTCTGTATGAAATTGCGTATCATCAAAAGAATTTATATCTTCCCTTGTAGTCATGTTTGCCTTTATTCTTGTTATTGCCATTGGATCAAGTTTTTGAATAATCGGCATCAAAGCCCTAAACATAACACCGTTTACTGGATAAAAATTGGCATAACATAGATTTACAAATTGATATTTACCATCATCAATATAACTAGCACCATCTACCCAATACCATGCCACACTCTCTCCTTCCCAACCTATAGAAGTATCAATGAAATATTTGTATATTGGAGTATATTCTTCCTTGGTTAGAAAATTATCATAGACTTTAATATCACTCATTACACAGATATTTTTTTACATTATAAAACCCCTGACAATATTTGTCAAGGGTTTTCTTAGTATTTGATTTTTTGAAACTATTTAAGGTGGATGTGTATGTATTGTCATGTTAGGATAGAAATGTGTACGTTTAGATCTAAACTAAAACCTCCTTACAGATACGTTTACAACTTGAAGCAGTGTCTTCGCAGTCAATTAAGCACTCGTAGTATTCTGCTAGTAAATCATCGTGGTCATCCTCAGATGACAGTTGATTATAAGATATTAAGTTGTGCATAAAAAACTCCTTAAACTACAATTTGAACTACATGATATAGGAGTTTCAGGTCATCTTGTTACCTCTAATTCTCCCAATTATTTAGACATTTAGTGTCTGTATTTGCTGATACAATTTACAAAAATTTATGCCTAGTAGAAGGCAGGATCTATCCCATCAGGATCATAAAAATCAGGACATAACATAGAACCTGCCATCTCTTTTGCCTCATCATTACGAGAACATAGTTTGTTCATCCATATTCTCTCATTAAGATCAACTGTACCATCAGTTGATATGATTCTACAGATAATGTCTGTTAATCTCAATTTTTCTCCTCTTGCCATCTTAGTCACGTTGCCTCCAATCGTCCGATCTATCTTGATGAAACCAGTCCACAACATCTTGTGGATCTCCAAAACCCCTACGGTGATTGTTTGAATCGGGGTCGCCTAAATCCAAACTATTCAGAAAAGAATCAGTAGGATTTGTACTCATTCTTCTTGCAGTGTTTAACATACCTCTTGCTGCGGTGTTTGCTTTTGCTAATTTGTTTGCCCAGATCATATCTGTCAAACTAACTTCTGTCCCTGAAGCAATATCTTTACATATTCCTTCCAACCTTAAACGGTATTGAGTGGATAGCATAAAATAACCTAATAGGTAAAATTATTTATCCTAATGAATCAATCGCTGCTGGTAGTATAGCATATTCTTTTCGTTGTATAGCTTTAGTTAATGAATCTACATCATCATTTGGTAATATAGGAACCTCACCTTGCAGTATTATCTCACCACCATCCAACTCTTCATTTACATAATGAACAGTACATCCAGTCGTAAGTTCCCCTGCCTCCATTGCTCTCTCAACTACATTTAATCCTTTATACTTTGGAAGTAGTGATGGATGAACATTAATAATAGGACAAGGAAATGCAGATGGATTCTTTAATACTCTCATATAACCTGCAAGAATAATAAGATCAACTCTCCATGCTTTAAAAAGTTCTATCATTTTATCTTCATCTTTATGGGGTACTCTTATATGGGGAATACCATACTTTGCTGCTCTTGCCACAGCACCACATTGTTTAGTGTTGTGTATCATCAACACCACTTCATGCTTATTACATAATGGATTTGTAACTATGTTCTCGAAGTTAGTTCCGTTTCCAGAACACATAATTCCTAGTCTCATTTCACCTCATTAAAGAAAAATACTTGTGTTAATCTACCGTTTTCTAAACAATCTCCAAATCCAGGAATATTACTTCTATGTGGTAAATAATACCCTCTAAGTAATATTAATCTATTATAAACATTACCAACTACTGTGGTTATTTCATGCTCATGTTTCATACTTTTATATAAAGAATCATCCCCAGTCTCTGTAACTTTTTCATTGGTTTCTTTAATAACACTATCAAAATTTTCAGTATAGATTACAGTACCAGAATCTAATGGTGCATCAGGAGTTAGATATAATATACCTGCCCATTTTGTCTTATCAACATGTATCCAAGACTCATCTCCCTCCAAGCATAATTGAAAACAATAAGTTGATGTATCCATATCCATTTCCCACTTAAATGGAAGAATTTTATCTAACTTTTCATTCACCATTTTCTGATAACCATCATCTGCAAAAATGGTTCTACTACCAGGATAACTGCCTTCTTCACGAAAAAAGTCAACCTTTTGTTGTATTAAAGAGTCTCTAACCTTATCAGGATTATCTAAAAAGTCACTAACTATAATACAATCAAGATTCATAATACTGGATACTCCTCATTTCTTACAAATTTGGTTTTCTTTGTTTTAAAATCATCCATCAATCTACTAACCTGTAACCTATCAAGACCTGCAAGGTGTTGACAGTTCTCTAAGCAACGGTAGATACATTCTCTATCAGAAATGGGTGGAGAGATCTCCCATCCATCCTTATCATAATATTTCTTACCCTTAGTGACTTGTGCCTCTAAGTGTGAAAGATCTTGTGCCTTAGAAGGGTTTTTGTAATTATGCTTCTTAGTCATTCTTGAAACTGGTCTAAAGTCCAATGAGGATGAGTCCTCTGCCAATCAGGTACACTATGATACTCCTTTAATGCTTCTAGCATAATCTCTTTCAACTCTGCTCTCTCTTTAGTATCAAAGATAGGTAGTTCTTTAAACTCTGCTTTTGGAAGAATAGGATCACCATTTTCATCATGAGGATATACATTATCCGTACATCCTTCAACTGCCTCACCACTCATTCCTTGAGTGTCAATCTTCTCAGTCATAATGGATTACCGTTCTTATCAACTAAACCCATCTTCTTTACCTGTGATAAATTAGACTTGTCTTTCTTTTTAAGTCTCTTATACTCCTTAATAATTTTATCTACTTCCTTCTGAGATACTCTAGCATTAAGTTTCTCACCCTTCTCACCTTGAGACCCTTCCTTCTCTATGTAATCATTAAGAGCAATCTGAATGTCTGCTTCTATGATCTCATTAATTTCTTTTCTAAGTTCGTCACTCATAATTAATACTCCCTCTTCTCTGTCATATAATAATCACCCAATGCTCCACTCATTAGAGTCTCGCTAATCTCACCGTTAGGTGTAGTAATTGTAGGTTCTACATGATCATTTTTCGCCCCAAAGTCTGCTGGTGGAACTCTAGGATTAATCATATTTCTTGTCTTTTCAACAACATCATCCCTAATTTCCATCAACTCATCATAACATTGTTGGTTATGTGCACAACTGCGTAGGTGATGATCGGCATGCAATAAAGACTCAATAAAGATAGAACGAGCTCTATCCCATTTCTCATAATCTGTTATCTTTTTATCTAATGATTTTTGATCTTTCATAAAAATGCCTCCAATGAACCTTTCTTCTTGAGTTTCTTCTCAAGTGCAATTTGTTTCTTTATGTATGACATTGCATCCTTGTAATTCCTTGCGTGATGCACCTGTTCTCCATTGTGAATAATACACAACTGAGTGTCACTTCCTATAACTGGAACTGCTGCCCAAGTTCCATCCTTATTAACATACCCTTCAGGTTGTCCACCTTTAGCTGATAGTTTCTTTGGATTAGGGCAATGATAAAATCTACGATAATCTGAAGGAACTCCACTCATTTCTTTGTTGTGTTACTACGAGTTCTGTTTATAATAGAGATAAACTTATCTCCAGCAAATGTACCTCCAAGACATACATCAATCTCATCACCATCTTTCCAGTTGGTTTCACCATTCATTTTGGTGTGAGTCATTGCTAATTGAATCTTCTCAATCACTTCTTGTGTTAATCTCATGATTTTTTCCATTCCCTCCAATCAGATGATACTGGATCATCAACATCATTTACTAATTCATCCAAAGTAAATAAACTAATAAGTTCACACTTAGCAGCAAGCACGTTAGTATCTGCTTCACCGTTTACCTGACGATCAACTATGGTCACTATACGATCTACAACGTAACCAGCATCACGTAATTTCTCGACTGCTTTTACAGCAGAAGCACCTGTTGTAGTAACATCTTCTAATACAAGTACCTTAGATCCTTTTGGTGGTAGTTTACCTTCTATCCACGCATTAGCACCATACCCCTTCTGTTCCTTACGAACAATCAAAGCATCAAGATTAAGTGTTCCCTTAGAAGCATTGAAAGCAACAGTAGCAACACCAGAAACTAATGGATCAGCACCTAATGTGAGTCCACCAATAGCTACAACATCCTCATCAATATGCTCAAGAATCATACACGAGATCCATGTCAAACCTTTACCATTTAAGGATACTGGTTTACAATTAACATAATGCTCACTCTTTCTACCTGACGAAAGAGTATAGTCACCCTTACGATAGGCATCCTCCTTTAGGAGTGCCAATACCCTTGGTTTGTAATCAAAGGTATCGGCAATATATTCTAGTACCATTTAAAATACAGCAGTTACAGAAACTACCCTTGCGTTAGGATTTCTAGCGAGAGCAACTTGTCTTGCCTCTTGATAGTTTCTAGCTACTACTTCTTCGTTAAAGACAGTACCAGCAACAAAGAGTTCAACTTTACAACGCATTGGTTTTCTTGTGGATAAACCTATTATAGTACAACTAATCTAGTTCGTAAAGGTCTATGTGACAGTTTCTGTACTGTTCTTAGTTTATTGTAATTTCCTTCTCTACAAGACCTTGAGTATTATATGCTCTAAACAAATATTTCATACCAACGGTTGTATTATTACCAAACCCATGAGGTGTTCCATCATTATTACACTGTGGTAACATTTGAGCAGTACCACTAGCAACATCATTTACCTGACCATTGAATAAATCATCAGAAATATATGGGAATTTAGTTCCAACTGTCTTTCTTGCTGCAGAAGTTCCTTGTAAAAAGTCTGGATTAGTACCATGCCTAATATTAGTAACATTCCAATCAACTTCAGGTAATCCAAAGAAAGGATTAACAGTCACTGCGTTTAAAGATGTTAATACTGTATTAGAATCACTACCTGGTTTGAATATTTGGAAACCTATTCCATTAGGATTTATTTCCCATAAATCAGTGTCAGTTGCTCTGAATCTGTTAGTTAATCTTATTAAAATATGAACCGTCTTATCTTGTGTTACATCTAATTCATAGTATGTTGGTCCTTGATTAGGTTCACCACTAGCATTTAGTTCTACTGACCAACCACCAAACCAACTTGATTGTCCATTACCATTTTCACTTGTATATGGCCATATACGTCCAGTATCATGAGATGATCCAAATCCAGCAGGTTTTATACCACCACCAAAAGAAGCACCATGACTATCATATGGTGTAGTCTCAAAGTAACCTGTAGCATTACTAGGTGTTGGGTCTGGATTAAATCCCCAATAGAATTTACAATTATTATCTGACTGTGCTTTTACAATATACTTACCTAATTGTCCACTAGGATTAAATTCCATCCTCAAATCCATTACAGCATCGTCAGCAAATAAAGAACTCTCAGAATTGGTATCTGTAATACTCGTTGTAACAGCATAATCTCTCATATACTGACTCCATATAGTCTTAACAGCACCATATACATATGAACCATCTGTATTCTGTGTATCATGCCCTGCTGCTGGATTATATGATCTTTCCCAACTATTATTACCACTTCCACCAATTTTAGGTAATATTTGGAACTCACCATTTGGATCTTGACAATCAGCATCAACTAACCAAATATGCTGATCATTACTTCTCATACAATCTTCATTTCTACGTGCATAGTTTGGATCACTAGCAGGATTATTAAATCCATCTCTATCATCTGGGAAGAAACCAGTCTCGTTTGCGTCATAGTTAGTAATACGAGGCATACTACCACCACAATTATGTCCTATAGTATTACCAAATACTAATTCATGGTTAGCCGTATTAAATGGATGTAATCCTACCCATTGAAGTGGATAACTTCCTGGTTGTAACTCCAGAGTTTCATATACATCACCACTTCTTCCACTTCTAACAAACTCTTTTATTGGAGTTGCAGTTGCAGGATCTGCTCCTTTAGCAAAAATTTGAAGTTTTGTAAGATGAGTATCCCAATCACCACTTCTATCATTCCATCTATATCTTATTTGGAACTCAACATTCTGACCATCGGATACGGTTGGGTTAGTCTTAGATCTACTTGTTACATGTAAATGTGTTGCTGGTCTATTAAATCTAACATGCTGATTCCTATCAGGCATTGTTAATGTTAATACTGGTGGATCTTGTGGATTTGGACTAGGACCAGCAGATCCATCACACTGTCCATCGGT